TAAAACACTATGTTTTTGTTTAGTAGCCAATTTTAATACCAGTTCCTTTAACTGAATTGTTAGCTTCTTGATAACCTTTTGGATCCTTCTGTGCCCATTCAGCATAAGAAGTGTATCCACCCATATCACCTGCTTTGCCAGTAGTGGCTCTTGCAGATGAAGTAGAAGGTGCAGAAACAGTAACAACCTTATTTACATATTTTTCTAATTTATCTAAACTCAAACCATCTGCAATAGATTTATCATCATCTTCAGTTAATTTGCTCATTAATGATTCTCTTTTGTTAGTTTGGTAAGTATTCCATTGCTCTGCTTGTGTTTTAAAATCATCTCTTTCCTTCTGAACAATATTAAGAGCTTCTTTTAGTTTACCATCTTCAACCATTTTATTCTCTTCTTGTTGTTTAGTAGTTTGATTCATTTTATCAATCTGAGCCTGTAATTTACCTACTTGACCAGCCAAATCATTCTTTGCTTGATTAACTTCTGCAAATCTATCATATGGAACATTTTTTGTATCAGCTTGAGTGCTGTTGTTATTATCCTGAGTATCTTCAGTTGTTTGAGTAACATTTTCTTCTGACATTTTTTACCTCTGTTTGTTGAGTTTTAGTTGAAAATTCTTATTTATAATATAACTTACTAAATCTTTTATACAATTATTATTTTCTACCAATCTTGTATGTGGTAGTTTTATTAGGTCCTAATTTCTTCTTTATATAGCCATGTGCTTCTTTAGATAAATAACTAATAACACCATCAGGTAGTGGTTGTTGAGGTGTAGTTAATACTCTACCCATCTTCTTTAATGCTTCTACTCTTGCACCTAATGTAACCCAACCTATTTGGAATCCATTCCTCATTGTTTTAATTAAACTATAATCTCTAAGTAGATCAGATGTTAATACTGGTGCATTGCTGTTAGCATATTGTGATGCTTGTCTTTTAAATTTGTTTGCTCTTTTTCTTTCACCATATAATTTACTATATGCTTTAAATGGTTTACCAAATACATCTTTAGCATCTTCAAAGATATGATTCCTATATCTATCTCTTACATTAGGTCCTATCTTTATAAAAAACATTTTATCAAGCATCACCTAACCTCTTTTCTGCTTGTTCTTGTAAATTAAAACCTAATCCTTCATCTGATGCTATTTCCCATTTATGTCTACAATTAAATCCTCCACCATCAACTAAAGGTGCTTCTCCAAACTGAGATACAATCTGATCCAAAGTTAATGCACCAGCAGAAGCCATATCTAAACATTCATCTCTTGTTCTATCATCAACAGGTCCTATATAGACATATTTAGTGGTTTTAGGAGCAATACTCATCATTTGGTTAGTAACTTGTCTTGAATAAGAATTAAGTGTTGTATTTACTAATGTTTGCATTTGAGCATTTGATATACTTGCATTAGTAACATTCTCTAATATCTGTGTTGTAGATAGTCCTGTTTGTAATCCTTTAATAACCTCAGTTCTAATGCTACCTGATATTGTTCTTATTATAGAGTTATCAAATAATTGTTCATTAAGTGATGCAAAGGTAGATAATGCTCTTGGATTTATATCTGCAAAGCCTATGGTAGATTCTAACACACCTCTGTGTGCATTAGCATATATAGATGTGGCTTTTTGTAGTTTGTTTTTAAGTGTTCCCTCAACATCAATAGATAATAAAGTATTAGCAAACTCTGTTATATCACCTATTTCTTCACCTATAAGATATAGTGAAGCAATAAGTTCTGCTTTAGCCTTATCAATTAGATTAGCTATGTTATCAGCAGCTGAATCTATATTACTTTGATTAGCCATTACTCAACTGGTCTTTGAAGTGCCTGTAATAATGCACTCTCAGGTGCTTCTTCTTTTTCTTCTACTTTGTTTCTTATCTCTAATTGTTCTTCTGCTTCTTCTCTTGTTAAATCAGGATTCTTTTGTATTAGTATATCTGCTAAATCAATAAGTCCTTTAGATAATTCCCATTCCCATTTATCTCTTTGTTCTTGGTCATTTAATACTTCTACTGATTCACTAAAATCTACATCTTCTAAATCACCAGCATCTTTACCATCTTCTACTGCTATGATTCTTCTTTCAAGTTCAAATAGTTTGAACTCAAATTCTCTCCACCTTGTAACATCAGATTTCCTATCATCTGTTAGTTCAGTATTCCTTAGTTTTAAAGCTACACCTGAAGCAGCAGTAGTTCCTTCAACAAAAGATATAGGCAGATGGTAGTTCTGAGCCAACATCTTATAACTGCTTTGTATAGAAGAATCAAGTGCTGGTACTGCATTGGGAGGAGATACTATGCTGATACTACCATCTACACCTAAATAATTAATTTTGTCTTGACCAACAGAAATTTTATCTTGTGAATCTATACCTGCTCCATTAACAAACAGATAACCAAATGATTGAAACATTATATTAGCATTCTTATTAGTTTCTGCTACATTAATAGCTAAGTTAGTTTGAATTAAATCTGTTGAAGCATTAGTATCTAAGTAATCTGTTTCAGGCTTACCATCTCTAAAGCATTCTACAAAAGGTAATACACCATAAGGATTAACCATATCAGGATTATCATTATGTGTATACATCTTTCCATTCTTATCAAATATAAAGTGATTCTCAGAATCCCAATATGCAAATTGTTCAGGAGTAGTATCCAATACCTCTGCTTTTTGAGCAATAGGATAAACAATAGCATGAGGCTTAAGTGGATCAGTATCAAAGATTGGTTCATAATCCATAATAATATCATACTCTATACATTCACTTCCATCATCTTTAATTCTCCAGCAAGGCTTGATTAATACACCATCAAGTAGGTTAGTCATTCTTTCTAATCTTTGTAGTTTGTGGTCTTTACCACTAAAGTAATCAGTAACATCTTCTTTAGTATAGGTTCTAATAGGTTGTTCCATATATACAAGTGATATTCTGTTTATAATTCTTTTAGTAATATTAACATTACCAATAGGAACTTTAGATAAGGTAGATTCACTAAAATAATCATGAACATATTCTTTAGTATTACCTTTATAATAATCAAGTGCTTTATATCTTGATTGTTTCCACTTGTTCTTTCTCTGCTGATTAATGTCCCATTTACTCATTAAGACACTTAGTTCACCTATGTTTGGTATCATATCTTGCTCCTATTATCTATCTTGTGTTTCTATTACTGGTTTAACTACTGGAAATTCCCAATCTACACCATATCCAAAAGCATCACTCATATGTGTCAATGCTTTATTACTTTTATCTATATCTCTGCTACCTTCTTTGTTAGTAACCTTTTCTAAATCACCAATTAACATCTTACAAGATTTATCAATAAGAATATTATCTTTTGATAAGTTGTTATTAACAGCATTTACTCTATTAACAACTCTTGGATTAATATGTTTTACCATTACCCTTATCCCATTTCTTCTAACTATATCTATATCTGAATATTGTGCTGATGAATGTCTTGAACTACCTGTTGCATCAGGATAAGCTATATATTGTTGATTAGGATACATTCTTCTTATTTCATCACACATTCTTTGTGTCATTAAATCTCCTTCACCTCTATGGTATAAGGCAATCTCTTTGACCACTCTAATAAAAGGCTTTTGTTTGTACACTTGGAAGATGACTGCTGACAATGGGTCAACATTCCAGTCCATTCCAATTCTGATGGGCAATCTACTGTTATAGGATACTTCACCTGTGTGCTGTTCTCTATTGAAAGCATAATAAGTTGCTCCTCTACTTAAATTAACAAACTGACCTTCCATATATGCTTGTAGCATCTTTTCATCATAGTTGCTTTCAAGCAGCTTAATGTAATTCTGTGGTAAATAAGTATTATCTCTTGTCTTACCATGAATTAACAATCTATCATCATTATTATCTTCTACAAATATCTTATGGCAATAGTGATAACCCTCTGGAGTAGATACAATAAACATCTGACAATCTTCTGCACCTCTCATTCTACCTATTGCTTTCTTAAATGCTATATCACAATTCTTATATGATTCTACATCAAACTCATCAAAACCTATATAGTTTAATTCTGCTCCAATAATCCTTTGTGGCTTTTGTAACTGGTATATCTTAATAGTTCCATAAGGTGTAGTAAACTTATGCTTTGCTATATTGTATTGATAATAAATACCTTTAGCTTCAAGTAGTTCTTTAAATGGATTAACAAATAGTTCATCTGCTAAATCATAAGTAGGATATATAATCCAACCATTAGAAACACCTGTGCTATTCTTTTTTGTTATATGTGATATAAATACTTTCCTTAAAAAGATATGTGTTTTACCTGATCCAAAACCTGCTATTAAACCAGTAATAGGTTTCTTTGATGTCAAAAAACTCCATTGATGTGGAAAGTAATCTTTCTTATGTAAAGTTAGATTATAACTCATCAAACAAAATATCTTCTATTGGTTTTACTAATTCAACTTCTGACTTATCAGTTTGGTTTAATATCTGTTTACCTAACCAAATTAACATAGCAGTATTACCTTTTTCTGCTGACTTCCATTGTAATTGTCTTAACCTTATTTTTCCCTTATCTCTGCCTTTTGTAAGAAATTGTGAATAAGTCTTTGTAATAAGGCTTACATCACAACCAAAGAATGAAGCTATTTCAGTATTAGTGCAACCAAATGAAGCTAATTGTTCAACCTTCTCTTTTTGTATATTATACTTCTTTGGTCTACCTGTTTTTTTATTTTCTTTTTTCATTTATCAATTCTGCTTTATTACCAGTAAATTGTTCCCATCTATTAATTATAACATCACAATACTTCTCATCTAATTCCATACCATAACATGTTCTATTGGTTTTTTCACAAGCAATTAATGTTGAGCCTGAACCAAGAAATGGCTCTATTACTTTTTTCTTACTGCTTGATTTAATTATTCTTTCCATCATTTCTACTGGTTTTGGTGTTGCATGTCCAAATCTTTCTTCTCCACTTACCCTATTATATTTCCAAACATCAGTCATATTATCATGTAAATTATTAAAATATGCCCTTGTATCATCATATTCTTTTTTTAAATCATCATATTCTTTTTTAAATGCATCAATCCTGTTTTCATTACAGTAATTTTGCCAAGATTCATAAGTTTCTTTTGTAGGAATAGACCATTGTGACTTGTCAAACCAATGGCAGCCACTATTTATTGAATGACCTGCAATTTTCTTGAAATCTTTTATTGACAACTTGCTTTTTTCTTTTTCTTCTTTTAAATAATGAACAATATAATCCCAACCAGCCCAATAGTTATCTGAATTATTATTAAATCCCTGTTCCCCTAACATAAAGAATAAACATCTTTCTGAAGTTGTTGGATATTGCCTGTGTTTTTCTGAACTCATACCTAAACCATGCCCTTTATCCCAAACTATTTCATTTCTAAATGTTAATCTTTCATAATCTTTTAATGAAGCATTATACCACAATCTCCATAAATTTTCTGCATTTCCCCAAATATAAACACTTGCATTATCTGTTAAATAAGACCTAAAAGATTTATACCATTCCATTTGAAATGTGTCTAATTTTTCTTTATATAGGTTGTCATTTAATACTCCTTCTTTTTCTTTACCCATACCATAAGGTGGGTCTGCATGTAATAGTTCTGCTTTATTACCATCTAATAATATATCTATATTTTCTTTCTTAGTAGAATCACCACATAACAACCTGTGATTACCTAATTGCCATATATCACCTAATTTACAAACAGGCTCTACATCTTCAGGTATATCATCATCATCAGTTAAACCTTCTTTTTCTTCTTCTATATCAAATCCAACTAATTCTTCTTCTTTAAAACCCCATTCTATTAATTCATCTATATTAAATAAATCTGCTAATATATCAAAATCCCATTCACCTACATTTTTATTTAATCTGATATTTAATTCTTTTTCTTTATCTATATCTAAATCTAATTCAACACATGGAACTTTATTTATTTTTAAATCTTTAGCTACCTTTACTCTTTGATGTCCACCTATTATAATATTTTTTCTATCTTTGTTTTTATTGATAATAACTGGATCAACAAATCCAAATCTTTTTAAAGAATCTTTTATATTATTATATTGTTCTTTATTCAGTTGTCTTGGATTGTATTCTGCTGAAATAAGACTATTTATGTCTTTATATATGATATTTTCTATATTTTTATCCATATTATGATATTGTAATATAACATACTAATTCATTTAAAAAAGTTAAAATATTGTCTTTCTAATGATTTCTTATACTTAACTGCTTCTTTCTTTGTTAAAAATTTCTTTGAATTTACTATGTATATAAATCCTAATTCTTGTTTAATGTCTGTGTTCATATTATTTATTTGCTTGATAAAATGCTTTAGCAAAACCAGGTGGTGTCATACTTCTTAATCTTGCTCTTTCATTTACAGGTAACTTGAATGCTTCATAATAATTTTTACTCATTCTTTTCTTAACACCTTTTTTAGATATAAATTCTACCATATCAGGCTCTACTATATCAGTTGGTTCAGGCATATTAAAATTACCCCATAGACAAGTTCTTTTGCTATAAGCATCTCCATATTCATAAGGTTGAAATGTGTGTTTACAATCACCTATGTAATGTTTTAATCTTCCTACTGGATTTTCTAACACCCAAAAAGTTGGTTTACATATAAACATAATTCTTAAACAAGCATCAACTATTGATAAACCTTCTAATAAAGGTTCTTTACCTTTGTCTTTCCACCATCTTGCTCCACTACCACTAAAATGTGTACAAGGTGGAGCAGCTAATATTCCATATATATTTTCTTTTGGTTTTTTAAATAGCCTTACATCTCCAGTACCATAATCATCTTCAAGCCATTCTTGAGGGTCAATCACTCTTACATCATACCCATTTTCTTTGTATGGTTTACTC